AGTTTCTAGAAGAGGATTTGGTACAATTAAATACACTCATGAAGGTAGCACAATAAATATTGCAAAAGCTGATATTGTACAAAAATATTCTGATTCACAATGGAATGAAATAAAATTTAATTCAGATTTTGTTAACCAACAAGTTAGCAAAACAAAAGATAATGATGAAACGATGTTTGACTTTGATGATAGTGTAGAATTTGATGAAAATGGAAATTTTGAAATTGATGATATTTAATTCAAGTCTCTACATTAATTAACAAATCATTCGTAAACTGTCCAGTTTTTGAATTCGAATATCTAAAATTATTTAATATATCTTTAAAAAGAGGATAATTATTAATTTCATCGTATCTATATATTTTACAATTATTATGAATTCTAATATATTTTATAGGTATTTTTGAAACTCTAGAAATGTATTCGAATATTTCAGACCATTTAAAATTTAATGAAAATTCATTCCAAATATGTATTCTTTTATTTTTAAGATTCTTATTTTCAAAAGGTAAATCAATTAGAACTACCATATATATATAAAAATTGAAATTTTTATTTTCTTAAATAATATCTTATATTATGTCTAAAATAAATTTGGAATCTTTCAAAAATTCTATAAAAGATTTCTTGGAAAATCAAACTCCTAAAAAAGAAAATAAATATATAACAATTTATGATATTTATAGCTCCAAAACACAATTTAGTAATGATACAAAATTGTATTTTCAAAGTGTTTCAAGTAATCCGTATTATAAAGATGAGGGAACAATGTATCAAAAAATGATTGTAATACCTATTAAAATTAATAATAATTGTATCAATAAAATTCAAATACAATTATTAAATCAAGATAATAAAAAAAACTTTTTATTTTTAAACGAAAGACTAAACTTTTGTAATATAAAATCAAATTCTTTATTGAATTATAAACTTGATATAAATAATAATATTACACTTTTAGATAAGAAAAAAATGGCTTATGTTATTTTTAAAATATCTAATGTATCGAAAAATTTACCTTTTGATAATGATTATTCATTGCAAATAAAAAGTAATATCAATGGGAAAGATATGTTATTACATGAATATAGTTGTATAATCGTAAAATCTAAAAGAAAAAGTAGAAGTAGAAGTAGATTCGAATCATTTAATTTACCTTCAAAAAGACTTAAAATTAGTAATAGTAAAAGTACACAGTTTGAAGATTTGGATGAAAGTAAAAAAAATCAATCTACAATTAAATCATTTAGTGATTTTGTTAAATTATCTCTAAATTTAATTACTGAAAATAAAAAATTATTAGAAAATTCGATTAAACTAATTGAATCTTTAAAAAAAGAAAATAAAAAGTTGCAAAGTAAAAATGATAATATTGGTAGATCATTAAAAAAAGTAGTTGATAAAATCAATAAATTTGAAAAAGATTTAAATCATTTAAATAGCAGTAATGTGAATACTATATCAATAAATTGTTTTAATAATGAAAATAAATATCCAAAATTTCCTGGTATTTTACCCTCATTTGGTTTAGAAGTAGGAGAAATTAGTGATAGTGACATAACCTTATAAAATTGAAAAAATTTTTTTATGATTGTAAGGAAAAATAGTATATGTCAATAATAGACCCAAAAAATATAGATAGAGCATTAACCTTTTTATTAGATAATAAAGAAGATTTAATATCTAAAAAAAGAAATTTTCTACTTTGTGAAACAGGTAATAGTAAGATTAAATGCAATTTAATTGATGTAGATGTAAATGGAAATATTACAGTATTTGCGCCTTGTTTAAATATATATTTTGAATTAGAATTTATGTTTAAAAAGGGAAATAAAGAGAAAGGTTTCTTTTGGCGCTGTCAAGGTAAAGAAGGATCTAGGGAATTAATAATAAATAGATTATATTATGATAAGGAAATATTTTTAAATTTAACAGGTACATGGTATCAAAGTGAAATTGATTTTATAAATAATACAAATTTAGTACCACCATTTAGACTAAAGTCACAATGTAGAGATAAACTAAAAAATGATAAGAATAAACTTAAACGTAAATATGAATATTTACCAACACTTGCTAAAAAGCAAAAAATCATAATGCAATCTAAAAAGCACAAACCACTAGTACCAATTCAGAAATCTCAATTAGATAATTTAATTAGAATTTTAGAACTATCATTTGATAAAAAAATACCTTTAAAAACTATAAAAAAATGTTTAAGTGTGGGGATAAATCCAGAGCTTACACTTATAAAAGACTCAATTATAATTTAAAAATAATATTTTTGATTATAATTTTATTATTTTATGCTATTTAAATAATCAATAGCATCGTCATAAACTTCATCATCTAAATTTTCATTATTCCAGTCATTAATATTAATATTTATTTTTTTTAAATATTTATCTCTATGTTTTGAAATTTTAGAAGCAAATGTTCTAATCATATTTTTAAAAGATATGTTTCTTACTCTAATCTTTAATAATAAATCATCAACAAATTCTGATAAATTATCTACTTTTTCATAATTTAAAATATAATTTTCTGAAAACCATAAACTCCATGCTGCACAAAATCCACCAGGATCACCTATTTTTGAATTATCATTTTTTTCACTATTTTCAAATGCTTGAAATGATAAATTTTTTAAAAATAATTTTGGAGGTAAATATGAATATTTATCACTGCTATATATTATCATTTTTTCTAATTCAGTATCTAATAAATTTGGATTGTAGTTAAAATTATATGGATAATTTGAACCGTATGGCTCAAATCTAAATATTATCTTTTTTTTATTATTTATTATCAACATATTACTATGACTTCCATTTTCTAGTATAATAGCTATTGGTATAAATACTAAATCATCTTTTAGTTTTAATAAACTATTAAAATTTTCAGGAAGAATTAATTTTTGAAAAGTCCATTTTATTTCTAAATTAGGAAATTCATATTTATAATTTTTACATATTCCATTTTCATTATAAAAATCTGTTAATTTTTTATTCTTTGAAGATACATTTAATATTAATGAACTATTTACATTTTTATATTTTTTAAAATAATGTAAACCAAAAAATACATCTAATTGTAACCCAATAAAAGTTACATAAGTTACATTATTATCAATTATATTATGACAATATGATATTTTTTTTGGTAAAATACTTATTGAATTCTTTTTAATAAAATCACTAATGTACATTTTACACTTATTATTTAATTTTTGGCAATTTTTTATAATAGATTCGGATATTTTATATTCAGATTTATTTTTAATATAGTAAAAAAAAGAAGATGAAATTAAATTATAAAATTCCTCTTTTTTATTATTAGGTACGAAATCTATTGGTTTTTCATCATTATGATTTTTTAAAAATGCATTTAATGGTTTTGACTCAATAATATCAAAATATTGATCCCATATATCATACCTACATAGTAATAATAAACAAGAATTACCAATATTATCTTTTAAATTTAAATTAGTATTTTTTAATATTTTTTTTAATAAATTACATTTTATTGTATATTTTAAAAAAGATATATTGTATAAAATTGAATGTAATAATGTATGTCCTTCTATATTTACTTGATTAAAGTTATATTTTTTTTCATTAGTATTATTTAATAATTTATTAAAATATCTTTGGTTCTCATATAAAATACAATATTGTAAATATGATACTCCTCTATAATCTCTTACATTAAATTGTATATTTAAATTATTTAAATTTTCAAAAATATAATCATTATTTTCTAATATAGCTGTTACTAAAGGAGATATCATCTTATTTTTATCTACTACATTTATATCATACTTTTTCACTAATTTGGATAGAATATTTTTAGAAAAATTGTTAAAAATAGCAATATTTAGTATTGATTCTCCCAAATTATTAAATTCATATAAATCATAATCAAGTGTTAATAAATAATCTATAATTTTGTAATTTTTTTTTATACCTGCTAAATGTAAAATATTATTACCATTTTTATTAACTAAATCTATCTTAACATTATATTTTATTAAAATTTTTAATGATTCTAAATTATTAAATATTATAGAATAATGTATACAATAGTTATCATTTACATCTTTAATATCTAGTAAATTTATTCCTACTCTATTTTGATTGTAATTTAATAAACTTTTTAAAAATTTGATTCTATCTTGTTTTATTATTTGATATAAAATTGTCCTACCATCATTATCAAATATATCAATATTAACATTTCTATCAATTAATAATTTAAATAAATCAAAATTATTGTAATTTATTGAAAATTCTAATAATGAAATATTATTATCATTAAAAATATTTACATTAAAATTTTTATTATTTTCTATTAATTTTATTATTTTATTAATCTTATTATTTTTTATTAAATTAAAAATTTTATTCTTTATAGTCATTTATTATCAGTAGATAAATTATTTATTTGATATTGTTGAATTAATCTAGAAATATTACAGTACTTTTCTACTATAAATAAAAAAATAGATGTAATTATTTTCTTTCTGAAATAATGATATTCTCTAATTAAATTTATTGTTTCCATATAATTAAACCATCCGATATCACCTATTTCCTGAAATTCATAATCATTTTTATTTACCTTTAATTCTTTATTTTCTCCATTATATAATGCAAAGTAATAAATATGTTTATATTTAATTCCATTAGATCCGTAAAATATTTCTTCAAATGGTTTTACGTTTTCAATTATAGTAAATTCATTATTTTTAAGTCCTGATTCTTCTTTAAATTCACGTATTGCTGTTGTTTTATTATCTTCATTATTAGAACGTCTTCCCTTTGGAAATCCCCATTCAGGTGTCAAAAACTTTAAAGTTGTTTTTTTAATTAACTCGTTTAATTTACTAGAATTCTTTAAAGCTAAAAATTTCTTTTTTGATCTGTTATATTCATTCTGATAAATTTGTATATATGATGTCTTTTTCCATATATCTGTCCATAATAAATCAAAATTTTTTGTTAATATTTTTTCTTTTTCAATTGGTGTCATTATTTTTAATAATGATAATATTTTATCTTCATCCTCAACTTTATATTTACCTCTTATAAATTCTAAATATCCTAAAGAATGTTTTCTTCTTATTAATAAAAATTTTATTTTATCAAAATAACTTTGTATTATATCTAAAGTATCTAATTTTATATTAAAATCTACTTTTTCTAATAAATTAAAATTAGTTATTAATTTATTTCTTATATTTTCATTATCAATTTTTAAACATATTATGCCTATACTTGTTATTGGTTCTTTACATTTTTTATGATTATGCCCAGTACTACCACAATTTGAACAAAAACTTTTATACATTTCTAATTATTTATATTAATTTATTTTTAAGTTTTAAAAATAAATTAAATCGAAATAAAATTAGTTTTGTTACTTGAATATTCACTATCATTATCATTGTCTTCCTCTTTTTCACTTTCATCTTCTTTTTCACTACTATTAATTATCTCATTATCAGATAAGTCATCTAATGTATCCTCATTTATATCTTGTGATATATTTACAGTATCGAAAACATCTTCTGTCCTATTTTTTTTCTCGTAAAAATTATCAATTTCATTCTGTGATGGTATGTCAATTAAATATGATAACGTTCCTATTTTATTATCATTGTTATACATTTTTTTTGCTAGTATTTGAATTTTTACATAATTACCAATATCTAATTTCTTCTTTGTTTTCTTTATAATTATATTACGTTGCTCATCTAATTTAAATTTGGACTCATTTATATTATTGTATTTTATCATATTGGTAATAGGACCATTCTCTGCAACAAAAAATTGTTTATTCATTGTTATTATTTTGGCTATTATTAAAGTATTTTCTACAGGATAACATAATCTAGCACTATATTTTACAAAATACGATACAGAACAATCTAGATTATTTATATCTATATTATTATTTGAATAATCAAGTATCTTAAATATCTTTGATATATAACCATATTTTATACAATTACCTTCATACTTATTCTTTAGTATATTTTTTATATTTATATATATATCGGAATTTAATTTTGAACAAGGTACTAATATCCTTGTATTTAATATTTTATTACTATATGGATTTTGTAATGTATTTATATTGATATTTGTGTCAATCGAACTCATATATATTTAACTTATAAATATTATTTATTGTTTAAATATATTTCAATTTTTAATTATTCTATTATTCTTTCATAATTATCAGAATCTATCTTTTTAAAATTTTTTGATGATAGATATTCATCATAATTTTCAAGATTTACAGCAGTTAATGTCATTCTATATTTAAAGTAATCTCGTGATCTTGAGTTCATAAAAATACCATTTTCTTCTTTTTTAACATTTATTGAAATATTATCAAATTTCTTTCTCATCTTTTCTTGTATATGAGTTACTCTATCTTGAAGATTTAATGGAAATTCATATTCTTCATGATTTACTGGTATTATTATATATGTTTTTTTATCATTGTCTAAAGAATACTTTTCTAAAAATATTAATTTCTTTTTTATTTCAAAACAAATATTATCTTTACTATTCTTATCATTCACTTTTATTTTTAATTCTCTTGCTATATCTATTAATTCATCTTTATCATTTGCTGTACTACATACAGCTCCTTTTGCAGATGGTATACCAACTCCTCTTTTCTTATCTAGTATTTTTTTTCTTTTTAATCTTAATTTGAATACTTGTTTCTTTTTTGTTTTATCTAAAATACCAACATATTTATTTTCTGATCTTTTATCATAATAATAATCTGTATCATCAAAATTATATAAATCTTTATTTATCTTTACTACTTTTTTCTCTACAACTACATTTTTACTTAGCTTTTCGCTCAATTTGAATAAATCTATCTCTTTGTTAATATTTATTTTGTAAGTTTTTCTATAATTTATTGGTACATTTGTATCTTCTTTATATGGTTGAAAAATATAATACATTCCTCTGTATATTAAATAACCAGCAACATTATATTTATCGTAAATTGTATCTGAAAAATTATTAAAATCATTTTCTGATTCAGGAATTAAATCATTTAATGACTTGTATAAAAAAAATTTATCATACATCTTTTTATCCTTCTTCTCTAACATTTGCTCAATATACTTCTCTATCTGAGTAAATGTATATACATATTTCCTCCTGTATAAATTTTGTAATAACTTCTTTATCTTATTACTCATTGAAAACATTAAGTCATCTATAAACATATCCTTGTCTATTTTCATTACTGATAATTCTTTGTACAATTTTGTATTACTATTGTAATAATTTAAATTTAATTTATTATTTACACATTTATATTCACATTTTTTAAAATCACAAATTGATGGACAAAATTTATGTTTTGTCTTCTTTGAAAAATCTTTTATAGTTAGTGGTTTACAAGTCTTATTTTCTTTTAATTCTTCATCAAACATATTTGCACCATGATTTATTGGACAATCTATTGATGCCCTTTTTAATACATATTCTACCTTTTTTGTTGTTACATATTTATACTCACCTCTTTGATACATTTTCTCATCTATTGATCTTTTACCTGGTAAACTAGCTACATACCTATATACATTTACCTCTGGATATGGATTATCTTTTGTTGAAATTTGAACATGAGTACACCATCTTATTGCTCTCCCTATAATTTGTTTTGATCTATTCAAATTATGCCATACATCTAATATATGAACTTCTCTTACATTTTCTAATGTAATACCTTCACTCATTACTTGACTACCTAAAATAAATTTTATATTTTGTCCATATTTATTATCTATTGTATTTAATTTTTGCTTTATAATCCTTTGTTTTACTTCTGGTATATCTTCTACTCCATATTCATCTACTGCACCAGTTACTGTTATAAATGTTGCAGGATAAAACTTCTTTTTTGGATATTTCTTTTTATATTCTTTAAATGTTAATCCTGTCTCGTATTCTATTGTTGTATCTGTTATATTATAATTACTATTTTCCTTATATTCTAAATAACCATTATTTACTAATACTTTTTCAAATAATTCAATTCCTACAGTAACTAATGCACAATATATAAACGCAATTCCAGACCCCTTCTTCCCTTTTACTAATAATTCTAAATTATTTAAACATTTTAAATACTTTGCAGAAAAATCCCCTAAATAATTTTTATTAAATATTAAACCACTTATTGTCTTTTTTTCATTATCTTCAAATAATATATCTGATAAATCCTTTACTTTATTTTTAAAATATGTTTTATTTATTTTCTTTTGAAATTTATCACTATTATCTTTTAATTGTGATTTTATTTTTTTTAATCCATCTAAACCATATGTACCCTCAATATTACCCTTGTTATCTAATGCTGGAAATGTAAATAAAGAACAAGATTGAACCTTTCTTTCAAAACCATCTTTACCCATCTTATCAGCTATTTTATAAGTTTTTAATTGTAATCCTTTCATACAACATTTTATTATTGGTGTAAACTTTAAAAATTTTGGAATCTTACCCATATCTACTTGTTTAGCAAATAACAATGGATCATTACCCCTATAATATGATATATATCCTGATGCCATATTTGATAAATATTCTTCACCTCCCTTCACAAAATCCATCTTATAACCTTTTTCCTTTGTAAAAACTTTATCTCTCACTATTTGATCATTCTTAGGTCTTAACAAATTTATTAATTCTACTATCTCATCTGCTAAATTTTTCATTGGTGTCGCTGTTAATAATAATACTCTAATATTCTTTGACTTTTTTATCATCATATTTATTGCTTCACCCCATTCATTCTTCGTTATATTATGTGCTTCATCTACTATTAATAATGTATTATCTAATGATTCTAATTTATCTATTGAAAACTCTCTCTCAACATTATTTTTATCTGATGTTGATATCTTCTCTCCTAATACTCTCTTATGAAATCCTTTATAACTTAATATTCTATAATACGCTGATATATTCTTATTTATTGCATATTCATTTTCTTCATTAAAACTTTTATCGTCGTCACCTAAATTTATTATATTTTTACTACTCTTTAAATATTCATCCCCTGTACAAAATCTTATTTGTTCTTTCCATTGTTCTTTTAGTAATGGACCCTTTACTAAAACATATATTTTGGTATTGTATTTTCTCACTAAATGTTTGAAATTCTCAGCTATTTGTACTGCCGAACAAGTCTTACCTGTACCTGTACCATGTAATAATACTAAACCTGTATATGGAGTGTTTGGTGTTATAAATGATTTTAAAAAAGCTTGATGGTTAAAAGGACTTACTTTTGAATTACATACTCTATCTCTATAATCTTCTAATTCTTTATACTTTGAAAAACCTTTCCTTTTCGGAGTCATATAATAAAAATATCTTTCATATATTTTTTTCTGAAATTCTGGATCATCATTTGAAGGATACCCATAATTTATTGAATCTATTTTTTTTAATTTCGATTTATTCATTTAAATATATATATAATTATAAATTATTTGATAAGTTCTATTCTAATTATAAAATTATTTTTTAATATATATGGAAAGTAAAACTTTCTCACAAGAAGAAAAAAAATCTATTATCAAATATATTGAAACTATCAAAAGTAAAAAAATATTAATTAAAATATTTAAAATTATTAATAATGATACAAACAAATATTCTAAAAATAATAATGGTGTCTTTATTAATCTTAAAAATGTTTCTGATAACGCTTTAACACATATTAGTAAAGTTATTGATGATTATAAAGAACAACTTAATACTGAAAGAGAAAGTGAAGGAACACTATCAGAAACTCTATCTTTTCATAAAGATGAATTCAAAGATTTTGAAGATTCATCAGCTAAACTTAGTAATCATGAAAAAAATATACTCAGAAAAAATAGAATCGAAAAAAATAATAAAAAAAATAAAAATATTGTCTATGGTGGCTTCTTATTATCCTCTGAAAATGAGAGTGAAGATAAATAATTCATATATTTAATATTAATATATAATATATGAATGATCAAATAAATTATGACAAAAATGCTATTGAACAAAATATTGATTATTTTAATAATATACTTGAACAACAAATACATCTTCAAAAAGTTCTAGAAAATAATTCTATTGCTCAGATTGAAAAAACTACTAGACTTATTGATTCCATGACTCCTATCGTTAATCAACATCATCAAATTATACAAAATCTTGATTCACAAATTAGAAATATCATTTCTAATAATAAAAATAATCTTAAAGATGACCATAAGTTTCAAAACTTCCTTAAAACTAAATTATGCACTGATTTCTCTAAAAAAATTAATGAAATCGATACACTTGTATTTAATCTTAAAAAACTACTAAAAAAAGAAGGTATTGAATTATTACCAAAAATTGAATAATATATTTATTATTATTAAATCTTACAAATTATGAACATACCTGAAAAATTATTCATTGATTTAGTTCAAAAATCTGATATTATTATTGATAATTTATTAGAAAAATTATCATATAAACAAATATTAGCTTTGAAAAATGAAATAGATAATCTACCTATTGATCAATATATTACAAATCAACTTATTATCGATAGAATCAACTTTTTAAAAAATAATAAAAAAAACTTTAATTTAGATATAAATAACTTTATTTTCGACAATCCTAAAATTAATGATGATATTTTAAATCAAGACTTTTTTATTGAAGGTAAAAAAAAATCAAAAAAAAATAATACTCCTTCATCATGTTTATCAAGTGGTGAATTAGAATATATTGAAAATTTATAGATATTCATTCAATATCTATAAAAATTGATTTTTTATTATATACAATCCCATAATATTGAATTAAATTTATGTCATTCGATATTGAAACCAAAAAAAATGTTGATATTATATTCTTTTTAAATCAAATTGATAATTATCAAAATAAAGAACATATTATTAGTATGTTTATAAAAGGACCTCCTGAAAATCAAGGATTTATGTGGTGTGAAAAAAATGGAGGACCCGGTTGTAATTGGACTGAAAAAGAAGCAGAAGGATTAAAATATATTGAAAATTTAGTACTTGATAAAGGTTGGGATAGTTCAGGATATGGTTTTATGATGAGATTCATTCAAGCAAAAATTAAAGAAAAATATCAACATGAAGTCTTAAATCCAGAAGAATTTTTTTAAATATTTTAAAAAAAATAATAAAATTGATTTATAAATACATAACATTTATAAATTGTATATAAATGGATGAACCATGGTATCAATCACAAGGACCTTGTGCTAGTCAAGTAAGACAAGATGTTTTTAAATATATTACAGAAAATTTTTATAATCAACATGAACTAACTCCTCAAAGAAATAAAATTATTCGTAAAGTTATTCTTCAAATTATACCAGATACTAGAAATGATTTCGGATCTTATAGAGGATATGCTACTTTTAATGTTCCTAAAGATTTATCCTTTGAATCAATTAAAGAAATTGAAATACAAGATAAGGCTATCTCTATCCTAAATGAAAAATTTTTACCTTATCTTCAACATTATCTTTACAAACCTGAAGGTATTAGAGCAAAGCAAGTTGCTGATACTACTCTTGTAGGAAAAAATTGATTTATAAATTTATTATTATTAATTTATTTAATTAATGGCTTCTTTTTTAAAAAAAGATATTATAACATTAATCAGTAATAATAATCAATTATTTGAATTCAATTCAAAAATATCTTTAATATCAAAAGTTATTAAAGGTATTATTCATAATTATGATTCAGATTCTGATAATGAAAACACTGATTCGATTCCTTTACAATTTTCTGATTTACATCTTCAATTACTTAAAAAATATATTGATTATCTATTAGAAAGAAGTTATGATTGGAATTTTAATAATAAAACTGTTGAATTTTATATTGAAAAATTTACTAAATATGATAAAGGAGAACCTCATTGGATGGTAAAAAGATTTATAGAAACTCTCAACTCAGAAGAATGTATAAAATTATATGAACTTAGTAAATACTTAGATATTAAATTATTACAAGAAGAATTGATTAAAGTAAATCTTAAAAATTTAATAAGAACATATAAATCTGATATTGAAGAATTAGAAGAAATAAAATATACTTGTGAAAATAATATTACTGAAATTACTAAAATGAAAAACGAATTTGAAAAAGAAAATAAAATAGAAAAAGTATATGAAGATGAAGAAGAAGAAGATGATGAGGAAGAAGATGATACTAAAAAAATTAAATTGAATCCATTAAATTCAGCTATGAATCAATTTAATCAAAATTCGAAATCTTTTCAAAAAGTTCTAAGTGACTATTATTATAAAAAAATAAAATTATTTGATGATAATATCGAACTTTTTTCTAATAAAAAACAAGAATCTGAAAATAAATTAAATCAAATTAAAACTGAGATACAACAAAAATGTAATGAATATATAAGTAATACCGATAATTTCTTTTTTGTAGGAAATGCACATTTTTGTCCAGAATGTATGGATATATGGTATCTTTCTGATATTGAAAAAATTTGGGAAGATTGTAATATTAATGATTGCGAACAATGTGGTGAAGAATTACAACATATAGAGGAAGTTATGTTTAATCTTAAATCAGTTTTGATAAAATTAGGATTTGAAACTACAGAAGATAAAGAAGAATATCTTGCACCAGAAATTGAAGATTTTACAATTGTTCAACATGTTTATGATGATTTACAAAATTATAATGATCTTTTTCAGTTCCATGATACATGCTTAGATTGTTTTTGCAATAATAGAAAAATGATAAAATGTGGAGAAAATCAACGTTTTTTGATTGATATTAATAATAAATGCTGTGGTGAAAAATCATGTCAAGAACACTTTGGAGAAGGTAAATATGTATGTTGCCATCCTTATTGTACTGAAACTATTCATATGTGTAGTAATTGTTATACTTCTGAAGAAAATATAAATAGCACACCATGGGAAGGATATACATCAGTTTGTATGCATTGTCAGGATGTTCATTGTGAACAACATATGAGAGGAAAATATTGTGAACAATGTTCTTGGAGACATGGTAGAGATTATTATTAAATTAATTTTTTTATAAATAAATTAATTTTCCGATGAGTATTTTCCATCTTCTGTTATTGTTTGTAGTATATCGCTAAAGTAATTTACATCACAACATATATCATCTAAAACTTTATTCATTAAATCACACCATTTACCTTTATCTTCATCTTCATCTTCATCTTCATCTTCATCTTTTGTAGGTTCATAATATTCTATTAATTCATCTTTATGGTAAGTATAATCTAAATCAGGACTCACTTTTAAACTTGATTCAAATTCGACATATGGGTCACCTCTATTATCATGCGTTTGTGTAGAGTTGTAATCAGCTGTATATTTAACACTAATTACATTATTATTACCTTTCACAAAATCATATGATAATTCGAATTCACCACTATGAAATGCTGAATATTCGTCTCGTGGATTGGTAGAGTATCTATAACTTGCAATTACTTTTAGATTATCAATATTAGGCATAATATCAACATCATATTTATTTTTAAAATTTTCAGTAACTTTATCTACTTTTGAAATTACATCAGAATCATTATCTTTTTGTAAATTTTCAAGTAGTGATTCAAGAGATTTTAAATTTGAATCTTTTTCAGTTAATTGATTCTCGAGAACTTTAATTTTTTTATCTTTTTCTTTTAATTGTTTATTTAGTTTAGTTGTCTTTGTTTGAAGAGTTTTTACTTTCTTTTCAAGTGCTTTTGTTTTTTTTTCAAATTTTGCTACAGTTTTATTCAATTTTGAATGCATTTTTTCTTTATCAGACTCAACTAAATTTATTGACAACTGATTCAAATTTTCTGTGAGGTTTGTTATTGTCTCTTTCATATCTTCAATTTGTTGTTTGTAGTTGCTAAGTTCCATTAAAAAAATTATCTAAAAATTATATGTTATTTTTTCAAATTTTTAAAAAATTGAAAAATTAATAATTAAATAGTACTTTTATTATTATTATAAGTCCTAAACAGCAAACTTAATCAAATAATTTCAGAAAATTAATTTAATGGGGCTTGGTCGAGAGACGTAAAATCCAAAATTGTTTTAGATCACATGCAGCAAAATCAATCAAAAATTCTATTCCACTATAAGGACGAGGTCATTGGTTCGATTCCAATTACGGAGACGTCCGACCAGGTCGCTTCGTATAGCTCAGAGGTAGAGCGCGTAAGAAAAAGGTGGTCAGTAAAACAACTCAGGATAGATCAATGGATAGTCTGCTCTGTAGGTGCACTGATGAGACTTTGAGAAGTCGAAACTATCAATATTAATTTATAAATATTAAAATTTTTTTATATTTATTCATTAACAGACCAATCATAATCAATATTTTGTTTAAAGTTTTCAGTATTTAATTCTTGCTTAAATAATTTTTTTATTTTACTATAATTAGGTCTATCAGATTGTGATAGTTTTTCTACTTCTTTAAAGTAATTTGTAAAAAAGGGAGGTAACTTTTTACATAATTTAGTATAACCATAATATTGTTTAATTTCACTTACAGCAGAATCTTTTTCCTTTCTATCTGAAATGTCAAGGCCTTGCCAAGGTAAATTACCAACATATAAATAGATTAATACATAACCTAAACTTAATAAATCATCTTTTCTTGATAATCTTGTTCTTTTATGACACCCAATACTCATATATCGAACTGTACCACATCGTGTTTTAGAACATTCTTTTTTAAATAATTTAGGATTATCTAAATCTGTAAATTTTTTTGCTAGACCGTAATCAATAAGTAATACATTATTATTTTTATCAATCATAATATTTTCTGGTTTAATATCTCGGTGAATTATATTTTGATTATGTAGTTTTTCTAATATTTTTAATATATTCAGTCCTAATTGTAATGTTGTTCTTAAAGAAAAACTGGATCCTGCATCGCTTTTTAAATCGTCAATATTTTTATGATACATTTTCATTATCATGTAATAATATTCTCTAGTTTTTCCTAAATCATATATTTTTGGTATACCTGTTCTTTCATTTCCATCTATTTTACCATATATTTTCATTTCATTCAATAATGTTGATTCATATTTGTCTCTTTTCTTTTCAACTTTCAATGCACATAATTCTCCTGTTTTTGTATTTTTACACTTAAATAACTGACCATGACCACCACGATCAAAATATTTCTTGTCAATTAACTTATATCCATCTTCAGCTATACGTTTTTTAAGACCTTCCATTTATATATTTTATATATATGATTTTTTTAAGTTTTTAAACTCAAATATCAATTATTTAACAAATAGCAAAATTTAACTTAAACTATAATTAATTAATAAATTATATAATAAAAATTAATTTTTATGACTCAATTTGAATGTATAAATTGTAATAAGTTATTTTCTACTAAACAATCTTTAGATAGACACTTGAATAGAAAATATAAATGTAATCGAAAAATAATATGTGAAAAATGTGGTTTAACATTTGATACAAAACAGCATTTAATAAATCATCAAAATATGAAGGGAGATTGTTTAATTAATAAGATTAATAATATTCAAAAATATAAAAAAGAATTAATGGAGAATTTTGTAAATTATTCAACATTAAGTGATAAAATATTTGATTTAATTAATTTAGTATCAACATTAGAATCAAAAAATAATCAATTATTAAAAGAAATTTTGAACTTAATCAAAAATAATGATGATATTAGTAAATTAAATTCACAAATATTATCAAATAAACTTAAAATTAATGAAATTACAATATTAAAAAAAATTAAAAAGATTAAAATGTTAGATAAATATTGTAATAAATTTATGTTTAATATCTCTAATATTTCAGCAAAAAATAAATATAAAGAAATTGATAAAGTACTACAAAATATTAATTCTATTGGTATGAAAAAATTGCCTAATTTAGATTATCAACATTGGAAAAGCTATAAAGAATTTCATAATTATTTTGAAGAATGTGAAGATAATCTTGTTTATTGTAAAATTGGAAAACAAATGATCTGTATTAAAAATGAAGGTAAAATATTTAAATTTGAAATAGGTAAGGTACTTGTTCAAGATATAAAAATTTAATTAAAAATTGAATTTATCTTATTTTACTAATTAATTCTATAATATAATGGCTTCATTAACCAAAAACACAATTAACAAAAAACGTAGTTTATCAGAAAATGATAAGGAAGAACAAAGACCTTCTAAAAGAGTTTCATTTGATAAACCAAAAGAAGAAGAGAAAAAAGTGAAAGAACAATCATCTAGAATTATTATTATAATAGATGAAACAGGTAGTATGCATTCAAGAAAATCTGCTACAATTTCTGGAATTCGGGAATTTGTTGATTCTCAATTAAGTGCTGAAAAAATTGAAGGTGAATTAGAACCTAAACTTACATTTGTATTTTTTAATACTAAAAGTAGAACTTTTACTTGGGATAAATTATCTCAAGTAAAAGACAAATCTATTACTAATAATTTAGATACAGTTCTAGAATCTTATAATCCAGATAATTGTACAGCTTTGTATGATACTATACATAATGTTACTAAAGAATTTGAGCATGAAAAATATAATATAGTTGCTATTTTTACAGATGGAGAAGATAATTCATCTCAAATAGCTACTGCAGATAGTGTTAAAGATTCTATTAAAAATCTTAAAGAAAATTCTAATTGGGAATTTCAATTTTTAACTGTTGGTTTAGAAAATTGGCAAGCAAATCAAATTGGACAAAGTATTGGCTTACAAACACAAGTAGTTGATACAAATTTAGATGTTACCGAACAAATGAGTCAAATGATGAGAGGTGTTAGTAATTCTATATATCAATCTAGAAATAGATCTACACAAAGAAGACAAGCACATAATTCTAATCCACAATAATTAATTTATTTATAAATATATATGAAAATTAATAATATTCCTATTTTAGAAATTATCAAATTTAGTCTTATAATGGTCATCTTTGGATTTATTGTAAGTTATGTTACTGATTTCCTATCAAATAGACCAATTATCTGGTTACCTAAACATTCGTTTGATATGGCTTCAGGTACGTTTTTTACTTCTGCAGTCGTATTTATTTTATTTTCTCAAAATTACATTAAATATAAATGTTCATTATTGTAAATTTATACAGTATTACTTTTGAATTGTTCTAATGTCTGAATTATGTTTCTTGTTAATTGAACTATTCTTTTTAAAATAGTGGGGAAATATAGATTACCTTCATTTACATCTTTTCTATATTTCTCTAATTCTTCATCATATACAGGTGCATGTAGTGTCTTCACAATATCTAATATATTGTTCGTTAATATTGATAATTCATCTGATGTATATGCATCATTTTCTAGTCTTTTCCAAATAAATTTTACATCAATTATTTCTGATATTTCATCCTTCTTACTAGGTGCTAGTTTTAGAAATACATTTTTTAAATATTTTAATAATTCAAATAACATATTATAATTTTTTTTATCGTATTCTTCTTTAAATTTATCCCAAAATGCTTTATCATATTGTGTCTGTAATGCTTCTAGATTTATTACTACTGGGGAATATGCGAGAATCTTTTTTACAAATTCTGGTCCTCCTATTCTATCAGCTTCTTTTAATAAATTTTTCTTTATATCTTCTAATTGCGGTTTTATTTCTTCTGGTCCATTCATCATATCCACAGTTAATTGATGATATCTATGAAAAATATCATCTAATAATGCTTTATAATCATGCTGTTTCCATTTTTGAAATAACTCATTAAACTCTAGTACATAATCATGTAATTTATCTTTTGTACAATTTATTACATTGTTTGCTACTCCCATTATCTTCATATTATCTTTTACTTTATCTGGTCCAAATATTTCATTTGGATGTTTTATCATCATATAACTTGCCAAAAGTTCTCTTGGTGTTACATCTTTTTCTAGATTAATTGATTTTAATAATTCAAATGTCAATCTGATTGTTTCTCTATCTAATAATGCATTTTTTGTACTCTCAAAATCAGTACAATTCTTTAACCTTTCATTTATTAGATCCATATAAAAGTAAATAAATATATTTCTTTAATTTAAAAATTGATAAATATTAATTTAAAAAATACTAATTAAATAATAAATATGTTTAGACCTTCTAAATTGAGTATTCTAAAATGGATTAAAATGACAGAAGTCGTTGATTGTTCTAGAAATGTATGTCCATGCGGTGATAAATTAAGACGATTACTAGTAACTAGACCTAAATCAAGATATGATGAAAAGAATATAAATAATTTAATTAAGAGTCAAATATTAAAATATGAAAAATGTATGGAAAAAAACATATAGATATTGAAATATGATTTTTATCCAAGTAAGATTCTGAAAATAGGGGTTTTACAGAAAATACAAAACGTGAAAAAAACTTGAAAGTTTCCCCGGACCTATGTAAGAAAAAATTTTTTTTTGGTCGTCTCCCCCCCCCTCCATACAAAAAATTCACTTGCTCTTTTCCTAAAAAAGTTACAAAAATATCCCAAAAAACGGTATCACCCAGTTTTATAAAAAAAGGATATCCAAAAAATATCCAAAAAATATCCAAAAAATATCCCAAAAATATCCCAAAAATATCCCAAAAATATCCCAAAAATATCGGAAAAATGATATAAGAATAATAATTTATATATTATATATTACCATGGTAAATTACAAATGTTTACGCTGTGGCTATTCGAATAATATTAAGACCAAATTTATAAAACATTTAAATAGAAAACATATTTGTAAGCCAAAATTGAAAGATATAAGTAGACAAAAAATTTACGATTTTTATTTTAAAAAAGATGAAATTAAATTTGAAACAGTAGAAGAACCAACTTGTATTTTAGACCAAATGACGGACAATTTGCTCCCAAATGACTCAATTTTGCTCCACGATAGCTCAATTTTGCGCCAAAATGCTCCTAAAGTAAAAAAAAAAGTGAAAGAGAAAACAGTTGAAAAATTTGTGTGTAATTTTTGTTTTTCTGAATTCAGTAGAAAATCTAATAGAACTAGACATTATAAAATTTGTAAAGAAAAGAAAATATATGAAGAAGAAAAGAAAAAAGAGGAAGAGCATAAAGAGGATTTATTAAAATTAGTAAAATTATTAAATGATAAATTAGATAAACAATGTAAAGAAATGGACAAACAAAGTAAAGAAATGAAAACGATAAAGAAAGAATTAAAGAAAAGAGATAGACAATTAATAGCATTACAAAAGAAGACAGGAGTTACAATTGGTCAACAGAATAATATTCAGAATAACATAAAAATATTAGCATTTAATAAAACAGATATGTCTCATTTGAAGGATAAAGATTATTTAAAATTTTTAAGTCACTCAAATTTTTGTGTACCCCATATGATAAAAAAGTTACATTTTGATCCCCACAAACCTGAGAATCATAATATTTATATATCGAATATAAAAAATAATTATGTGATGATATATGATGGTAAAAAGTGGACTTTACAAGATCAGAAGAATGTAATA